ATATGACTGAGTTGTTGCTCATTGCACGCCAGTTGGGAATGTTACCTAAATCCCAACGTTTTGCACGCAAGAAATCAAAGTCATCATAATCACCAAGTGCAATTTGTGCTGAACGTCTTACGTTACCTGCAACAACAATGCGACCAATGATGTTCATAATGTCAAGACAGTCAATAGAACGTAGTCTTTTACCAGCTCTACTATTCAAGATGTTATTGATTTCTCCAATTCCCCATACTAAATCTTGTGGACCAGATGCCACACCACCAAATCCTTTGATTGGCGAACCTTTTGAACGAATAAGGTGACATGCATATGTAAATCCTTGTCCTGTTACAAATGATGCCTCAAGAACACGTCTCATAAGTTCAACCCAACCTTCTCTTGAATCAGGTACAATAAAATCAGCATCATTAACATCCATGCGTTCTACCTTTACCTTCTTAAGGACTTTAGGTATTTGATAAACATGTTCACGTTGGATGTTAAATCCTACACCTGAACCTAACATAAGCATTTCAAATGCCCATGTAAATGGTCTAATGGGTTCGTCACAAACTACAAACGCACAGTTTTGCAAAGATGGTAATCCTAATTTGTCAACGGTTTTTGTACCTAGTTGCCATAAGAATCTCCCTGCTACTGTACCTTTCAGGTTTGCCATGATTCTTCTTAAAGAATCTTCTTCTGTTTTTGAAAATCCAACTTCTAGTTGATTTTTACATGCATCTACTACTCTTTCAATAGTATCATGCCACTCTTCTGTTTTGCCATTTTTGGTTGGTCTGGAGTATGTTCTTTTGTAAGTAACATACCCTACTGGACCCCAAGGCACAACAAGAGAACTCGCTTTTGTTTCTGTCATAATTTAAGAATTATAGGGTTAAAAAAATAAAATGGAAAGGCAACAAAGATCGTAAAATTTACATTGGCTGCCAAAAAACTTTATGAAAAAAATTTACAAAATGTGTAAGTATTTTCATGTAATTTCAGATATTTGTATTATCTTATACTTGAGGAAGGTGAGAGTACAAAAAAAGACATATGAAAAAACTTTTTGTACTACTTACATTATTGTCATTGTTAGTTATTGTATCTAGTTGTCACAATGCTAAATACCATTTGGATAAGTTCTATTCCAAAGGTGGTAAAATTACGTGTGATACAATCTATGTAGAAAAAACAGATACTTTACTTGTCAAAGGTAAAGATGGCAAAGACTCATTAATCTATGTTACTACCCAAGTACCCTGTAATTGTCCAGAAGCCACTGTAGAAACTAGATGGCAAACTAGATGGCAAACTAGATTTGATAATAAGAGATTCAAAGACTCACTGAAAATCATGGCTAGAATGTATGATGACTCATTATCTGCAGCAGTTAAGATTAATAAGCAAAATACCAAAGCTGAAACTAAAAAAACAAAGTATACAGAAAGATCAGGTTTTCCTTGGTGGATGCTATTTCTTGCTATAATATTAGTTGCAATCTTATTAATCATTAAACAATTTAGGAGATGACAAGTTCAGACATTGTAATATTCATCTTGGGTACTGCCATAACAATTATTGGATACTTCTTAAAAATTGTACACAGTGATGTACGTAAAAATACAGAAGAACAAGGTAAACTTAAAGGAAAAATTGAACTTGTAGAACAAGAATCAAGACTAAAGTACCAAGCTATTCAAGAGCAAACTCAGTTGGAAATTAAAAATCTAGCAAAGAATGTTGGAGATTTAGCAGATACAGTGAGACAATTGATAAATAAGTAATGAAAAATTTACCAAAAGAAGAATTATTAAGTAGACTTGAAGCGATTAATAGAAGCAACGCTATTATCTACTTTGACCTCGCTGGTATTATACTAGGGGTTAACGACATTTTTTTGGAAGCAATGGGTTATGGCAAAGGCAACCATGATGATATCATTGGTAAACACCATAGCATCTTTGTATGTGATGATTACGCAAGATCCCTTGAGTATGAAAAGTTCTGGGACATCTTAAGAAGTGGTAAGTATTACACTGGTGAATTTGAAAGAAGAAGAAAGGATGGAAGTCTTATCAATCTTCAAGCAACTTACAATCCTATCTTTAATGAGGATGGTAAGATTACTAAAGTAATGAAGATTGCTACTGACATTAGTTTAATTGTCAATAGCAAAAAACAGATAGACGCAATCAACAGAAGTACAGCTCTTATCAATTTTAACATTGATGGGTTTATAACAGAAGTAAATTCTGTATTCTTAGAAACAATGGGTTATAAAGCTAATGAGCAAAATAAAGTCATTGGTAAACATCACAGTGTTTTTGTAAGTTATGAGTATTCTAAGTCTGATGAGTATACTAAGTTTTGGGAAAGTTTAAGAAAAGGAAAATACTTTGATGGGATATTTGAAAGAAGAAAAGTAGATGGTTCTACTGTTTACTTACAAGCATCTTATAATCCTGTAATGGATAGTAAAGGAAATATCACTGACGTAGTTAAAATTGCAACTGATGTTACTGCAGCTGTAAACAATGAGAAGAAGATAGAGGATCTTTCAAAGAATTTACAAATAGAACTTGATAACTCTCAAAAACTTAAAAATGCAATAGAGATAGAGAAAGATGCAGCTTTAAATGACTTAGATGTAATGATGAAGAAAAGTCAAAGTGAGCTAATAAAAATAATTGTCAAAGTTGCGTTATCTGTTATAGTAGGAGTGGGGGCTGTAACAACTGTGTTATACTGGATGGCCATTGTAACAAATCAAGACACACAAATTATTGGTTCAACATGGAGTAACATGTTTAGTGTATTATTAACAAATGCCTTTTCAATAGTTGGTACAATCATGGGTATCAAGTATGCTACTCAAGAAGGCAGTAAAGAAAAAAAGTAAGAATATGAAAAAGTTTTTTAAACAACTCGTTTCAAATGATAATCAAATAAACGAGCAAACATTTGTAGGGGTAATAGCATTTTTTGCTATGGTATTTATCCTAACAGTAGATGTAGTTACAGGCATATGGGGTAAAGAACTTGTCATAAAAGAGTTTATTTTTGATGGCTTTATGATTATTACCCTTGGAGCATTTGGAATTACTACAGTAGGTAGAATTATGTCAAACAAAAAAAAGAACGAAGATGAAAATAACACAGACAGCGAAAGCAGGGATTGATTTAATCAAATCTTTTGAAGGGTTCAGAGCAGCTCCTTACAAATGTTCTGCAGGTGTTCCTACAATTGGATATGGTGCAACATTCTATCCTGGTGGGAAAAAAGTAACAATGAGTGATGCAAGCATAACAGAAGAACAAGCTGTTGACTTGTTAGCAAACATGCTTATTAGTTTTGAAAAATACGTAGACAGTTATTGTGTAGACACTATTACACAGAATCAATTTGATGCGTTAGTATCATTTGCTTACAACTTAGGGCCAGCAAACTTGAAATCTTCTACGTTACTTAAAAAAGTAAACGCTAATCCTAATGATGAATCTATCAGATTAGAATTTATGAAATGGGTAAAAGCAGGTGGTAAAACGCTGACTGGTTTAGTTAGACGTAGAGAAGCTGAAGCAAACTTGTACTTTAAAAAATAAATATAGAATTATGACACTGAAAAAAGGAGACAACAATGATGTTGTTAAGAAAATTCAAGCAGTATTAGGTGTAGAGCAAACAGGAAACTTTGGACCAAAAACAGAAGCTGCTGTTATTGAGTTTCAAAAAAAGCAGGGACTTACTCCAGATGGAATTGTAGGTCCTGCTACATTAGCCAAACTTGGCATTATTGTAACTAAATTTGGTGTTACTGAAAGTAATAAACCTGCAACAGTAGGTAAGTATACCAAAGAACAACTTGAAACTGCTGTTAAGGCAAAAGGTTATAAGTGGTTTGAGCATAAAGACTTTCTTTTAAACATCATTGGGGTAAGAAATTCTGCAACAGGTCAGAAGGTAACTAATCTATTTGATGATAACATAACTCTTTCTTATACAGAAAATGGAGTTTGGAAATGCCACGTATGGCCAGCTACTACAGATCCAGGAACAAAGGGTGTTATGCAATTTGGTAACAAGGCTGGTGTTGCTAGACTAGTTGAAGGTCAATATGTTGACTCTCATATCATGAGACTTCACGCTGGTAAGTATGAAGCATTAGGACAAAACAAACCAGTAAAAGTCTATCGTGAACCAAACAAAGACATGACATATGATGAGAAATCTATTCAAGAAGGTGTTTTTGGTATCAATATTCATAAAGCAGGTGCAGATTCTACATTTGTAGAAAACTGGTCTGAAGGATGTCAAGTGTTCAAAAAAGCAGCAGACTTTGAAGAGTTTATGGCAATTTGTCGCAAGGCCAAAGCACTTCATGGTAATAACTTTACCTATACATTAATAGAAAGCAGCGATATTATTTAATTAAACTAATAAGTATGAATCAAAATCAAATCCTAGGAATTGCACGACACATTTTAACCTTTGTTGGAGGTTTTCTTGTTGTAAGAGGCACAGTTGATGAATCTACACTTACTGAAATTGTTGGTTCTGTAATTACTCTAGCAGGTCTTATATGGTCTGTTGTAGACAAAAAAGAAAAGAAAGATGGCAGCGAAGCTTAAAACCAGTAGCGTTACATCCTTTTTGAAGAAACCTGAAGTTTCTAGACCAGGTGTTCATGCAAAAACAAAAACATCAAAGTCTAAGAACTCAAAAAACTATCGCAAGAGCTACAAAGGGCAAGGGCGATAAAAGATGCTACTATGCAAATGTTTAGTGGTTTTTCTTCTTCTGTAGAAAGTCCCCCAGTGATGGGGGATTTTCGTTTCTACAGACTTTCCATTTAACCTTTATTTTGACCCTTGTATTCTTTATCTCTTCTTTTCAAAGACTCCATTCCAATAGTAATATTGTACTTTACTTTTAAGAATCTTCTGAGAATTTCTAACTTGTCATGATTAGAGTTTTTCTTTCTCTTCATAACTACATAATAAGTATCTTTTATTATGTCATTCAAGAATGATATGTTCATCTTCTACAGGTGTTAGT